ATGTTTAAACCGGAACTCCTTTCCCCGGCGGGAACGCTGAAAAATATGCGTTACGCTTTCGCTTATGGCGCAGATGCTGTTTATGCGGGCCAGCCGCGTTATTCCCTGCGTGTGCGCAACAACGAATTCAACCACGAAAATCTTCAGCTCGGCATCAATGAAGCCCACGCGCTGGGGAAAAAGTTTTATGTCGTGGTCAACATTGCACCGCACAACGCCAAGCTGAAAACCTTTATCCGTGACCTGAAACCGGTGGTGGAAATGGGGCCGGATGCGCTGATTATGTCCGATCCAGGGCTGATTATGCTGGTGCGTGAGCACTTCCCTGAAATGCCGATCCACCTTTCGGTGCAGGCTAACGCCGTGAACTGGGCGACGGTGAAATTCTGGCAGCAAATGGGCCTGACCCGCGTGATCCTCTCTCGCGAGCTGTCGCTGGAAGAGATTGAAGAGATCCGCAATCAGGTGCCGGATATGGAGATCGAGATCTTCGTTCACGGCGCGCTGTGCATGGCCTACTCCGGTCGCTGCCTGCTCTCTGGCTATATCAACAAGCGCGACCCGAACCAGGGCACCTGCACCAACGCCTGCCGCTGGGAGTACAACGTCCAGGAAGGGAAAGAAGATGATGTTGGCAACATCGTACACAAGTACGAGCCGATTCCGGTGCAAAATGTTGAGCCGACGCTGGGTATCGGCGCACCAACCGACAAAGTGTTTATGATCGAAGAGGCCCAGCGTCCGGGCGAGTATATGACCGCGTTTGAAGATGAGCACGGCACTTACATCATGAACTCGAAAGATCTGCGCGCCATCGCCCATGTAGAACGCCTGACCAAAATGGGCGTGCATTCGCTGAAAATCGAAGGTCGTACCAAATCTTTCTACTATTGTGCACGCACCGCACAGGTTTACCGCAAAGCTATCGATGACGCCGCTGCGGGAAAACCGTTCGATACCAGCCTGCTGGAAACTCTGGAAGGTCTGGCGCATCGTGGCTATACCGAAGGTTTCCTGCGTCGTCATACTCACGACGATTATCAGAACTACGAATACGGTTATTCAGTTTCTGACCGCCAGCAGTTTGTTGGTGAGTTTACCGGTGAGCGCAAGGGGGACCTCGCGGCGGTAGCGGTGAAAAATAAATTCTCCGTTGGCGACAGCCTTGAGCTGATGACGCCGCAAGGCAACATTAATTTTACCCTTGAGCACATGGAAAACGCCAAAGGCGAAGCTATGCCGATAGCACCAGGCGATGGTTATACTGTGTGGCTCCCGGTCCCGCAGGATCTTGAGCTCAATTACGCGCTGCTGATGCGTAATTTCTCCGGGGAAACCACGCGTAATCCCCACGGTAAGTGATTAATTTCGATTATTTTTCCCGGATGGAAAATTCTTAGAAACCGATCACATACAGCTGCATTTATTAAGGTTATCATCCGTTTCGCTGAAAAACATAACCCATAAAATGCTAGCTGTACCAGGAACCACCTCCTTAGCCTGTGTAATCTCCCTTACACGGGCTTATTTTTTACGCGTAATACAATGAAATAAAAGGATTTATTTCTGGTCACGTCCACACATTGACCACATCGACAAAAAAGCCCCTCGACTGAGGGGCTTTCTGTTTGTAATTACATCCACATAATTTGCTGCCCTGACGGCAACGGGTGCGGCCTCACGGCGTGGACTTCTCCCGGCTTCACGATGTATCGCTGTACCGACTCATAAGTGATGAACGTGGCGCTGCAATTCACGTTCTGACACTGGTGATAACGCTCTTTTGTCGTGTCAGTGATATAGCGACTTGTACGCGCATGTGCGGCATGCTGGCATAAAGGACAATGAAACATCGCGAGCACCTCTTCCGGTTTTGTTAATGGTGCCATTTTAGTTAATTTATCATTATAAAACAAATAGATAAACAATAGACATCACTCATCATCTTCTGTTTCGTACTCCACATCAGAAAGCCTGACCTCAAGCTCTAAGGACGTCGTGAAGCCGCTATTATTCAGAAAATGTGCCACCTTAGTGATTGTCCAGTCCTGCTCGTCTATGACGCGCTTAAAGCCTGACACTTTAACCGGTGTTTCCGTGTAAATATCTGCCCGACCGGTAGCCAGGCTGATGGAGAACTCCGCGACGCCCCGTTGCAGTTTGTCCCACTTCGCCTGAGCGGCGCGCATGGCCTGCGCTTTTGTGGCATATACCGTAGTCAGGGCAAAAACGTTGTCAGCTTCACCGGCCATGTATTCACCTTCGCGCGCTTCCGGTACTTTTGGCGCTTTCTTCTGCGTGACCGGTTTCGCTTTCGGGTGCTCCAGTGCGCGCAGGTGTTTTTCTTTCTTTTTGCGTTTCAGTTTTACCTTCTGCTTTTGCGGCTTCGGGTCTTTGGTGTGTAACCACTTTGCCGTTACGCCGGTATAAGCTCCACGGTCAACAATCGCAAAATGATGACGGTCGCCGTCGCTGCGGGTGATGGTAATCTGCGGGATTTTTTTACCGCTGGCCGTCACCCCCTGCCCCGCTTTGAGAAACAGCAGTTTTCCCATTTTTACCGACACCTCACCGCCGTTGCGTTCAGCAAGGCGGGTCAGGAATTTTGCATCAGACTCCTGCGACTGGTCGATGTGCGGGATTTTAATTCCGGCCAGTGACGGAGCGACACTGGCTTCCAGCTTGTTACGGGAGGCTATCGCCTCAACAATCGCACCGAGCGTGGTGTCATGCCAGGAGCCTTCCCGGCGGGAATTGAGCGTCCCGCGAAAATCTGCACTCCGGGCGCGGATGGTAACCACATCCGGCGCGCCCCGGTGTTCAACCTCATCAACGGTAAATTTCCCTTTGCATACCAGGGCAAAACCTTTCCAGCCGATATACACCGTCAGGACAGCGCCACGAACCGGCAGTCCGACCTGCCCGTCGGCATCGTTCAGTTCAATATCAAGCTGGTCAGCCTCAAAGCCCCGGTTATCCGTCAGAGTCATGCTCATCAGACGGTCGCTGATATTGCCGGTAATATCCCTGCTGTCGAGCATCAGCATGTAATCCGGCGTCAGCGTACTGCCTGCATCAAATGTCAGCGCATCCAGCATTATCCCGCCCCCGTCATACCTGTGAATCTGGTCGCCATACTGCCGGCCTTACCGATGAGCGACTCCGCCTGTTTACCGATATCGCCATAAAGCGCGGCCAGTGATTCATCAACGCGGGTGAGCGACAGCGTAAAATCAATTTTCCGGGGTGTGCCGTCTGCAAAGAAAATACTCCCTGTTTCACTCACCTTGCTGATGACATACATGCCGTAAATCATGCCGGTGCCATCCAGCAATGGCCACGCCCGGCCTTCATCTGCCATCAGCCTGAGCGTGGTCATCGTCAGCTTTCCGCCGGTCAGTTCGGGATAAAGCACACCGGCAAGCGTCATGTTTTCCTCGCCAACACCGAGAAACTGGTAGGCATCCCGTTTACCGATACGGGAATTTGACGGCCAGCGATAATCTGATTCACGCTGCATGGTCTGGTGTGGCAGCGTCTGGCGCATAAAAACAAACATACCTAACGCGAGCATCATTTTTAGTCACCTCCTTAACCGTCATGCATCATGCTGGCACGGGCGCGCGCACGTTTATCCCGCTCGTATTTTTCGAGCGCATCCTGTAACTGGCGGTCGAGCTGTGTCCCCGGCGCAGTACCACCCGTCAGGCTGATGTGATATTCGTTTTTACTCTGGTCTACATAAGAGCGGCCAGCAGGTGCCGTGACCGGCTGATAAGCCTGATAACCTGCATAAGAGCTGGTCGCCGGAATATAACCACCGCTGCCATACGTGGCGGCTTGAGTTCTGGCGGCGGTCTGGTCAAGTGTGTCTGACTCTTTGTTGATAACACCGAGTTTTTCCAGTACCCAGTCAATACCACTGCGCAGTTTGTTGAACGCATTAAGCGGCAGCATCAGCGCGTCAGCCAGTGCCTGCCCGAACATGACGCCCGTGTCACGGCAACGGTTCAGGGTGTCCTGGGTGGCTTTGACCGGGGCAATCAGGTTTTTAAACCACTGCCACGCGGCCTGTAACTTTTCGCCCAGCCAGTCAAACACCGGCTTCAGTGGCGTGAACAGTTCCCCCACCGGCGCAAATGCCGCTTTCAGCCCTTCAACCACACCGCCAAAGAATGCGCTGACAGGCTCCCAGTATTTACGGATAAGCAACGCCCCGGCGACAATGGCGGCCACCACGGCCACAACCGGCCAGCTAATCGCCCCGATGGCGGTCATAACAGCACTGCCAACCGTCGTGAAGACTGCCCCCATTGCGCCTGCTGCCGCGATGATGGCATTGATGCCAGTGATAACCGGCCAGGCTACAAGACCAATGGCACCGATGATGCCAATAAGCGCCAGCGCGCCACCGACAATGAGGCCGATGGTTGACGCCAGTGATTTGTTTTTCTGGATCCAGCCGTCGAGTTTTAACACATACTTTGTGGCCGTCTGCGTGAGCTTACGCAGTGCGCCTTCCTGCTGGTCAAACAGGTCTGTCCCCACCGCCTCATAAGCGGACTGAAACTCCTTAAAGTCACCGCCGAGGTTGTCCTGCATGATATTTACCAGCTCGGCAGTCTTCCCGTCTGAGGCTTTAAACGCAGCGGTCAGTTTGTCCAGCTTTCCGGTTGAGGCGGCAGTCATCAGCACAGCGGCGGCTGAGCTGGCCTCCTCCCCGAAAATGGTTTTCATGTATTCAGCCTGCTGGGCAGTACCGAGCCGGTTTTTCTCAAAACTGGCCTGCATTTCTTTCAGAATGGTAAATATTGGCCGGGTGTTTCCCTTGCTGTCTGAGGTTTTCACTCCAAGCTCTTTGAGTGCATCCCATGCTTTTCCCGTCGGTGCCTGCAGGCGGCTTAACACGGCACGGCTTCCCGTCCCCGCCATTGAGCCTGTGATTTTTGCATCATGCAGCGCCCCGACCATTGCGGCGGTTTCTTCAATGCTGACACCGGCATTTTTTGCCACAGGTGCGGCATAGGTCAGCGCATCGCTCATGCCGTCAAAATCGGCGGCGGTTTTGTTCATCGTCATGGAGAGAACATCCCCGATATGAGCGACCTTATCGTTTGAAAGCTGAAAGGCGGATTTCATCCCCATCAGCAGGGCGGCGTTTTCTTCCATCGTGCGGCGGTTCGCCAGCGCCATGTTCAGCGTGACCGGCGTTGCCGCCTGAATGGCATCAACATCCCCACCGGCTTTCGCAATAATAATCTGCGCACCGGCCGCATCATCCGCCGAGGCGGCGGTATTGTCGCCGAGCTGGCGCGCCTGTTTGCGTAGTGCGGTCATTTCGGCGGAGTCTTTTGCCACTCCGAGCACGGCCTGCAATTCTGAGTTTTTCTGCGCAAACTCATAACCGGGCATCAGCAACTTAACTCCGGCCATCGTTCCCGCCGCCGCAATCCCCACACCGGCAGCACCCACTGAGGCCATATTTCCGGCCAGTTCCTTGCCTGCCTGATAACGCTGTTTTACTGCGTTAAGTTTTGCCTGTTGCGCACTGACACGCGCCAGCGCGTCACGCTGACGGTTAAGCTGTGCGGTGGTTTCACTGATACGGTTTTTCAGTCCCTGCTCATCATGTGCAAGATTGCGGGTATTAATTCCCACAACGGCCAGTTCCCGCTGCTGGCGTTTAACGGAATCCGTCAGGCGGTTATATTTCGCCTGTAAGTCCTCCGCCGCACGCTTTGCGGATTCCAGCACTTTCGCCTGAGCACGGGTCGGACGTTCAGTGTTTTTAAACTGTGTGGCAAGGGCTTCGGCCTCCTGCCGTGCCTTTTCAAGTGCATGACCAGTCACGGCAAGCTGTGCACTGGTCTTGCGAAATCCCTCAATACGGGATGCCTGACCGTTCAGCTCGCGCAGTGATTTTTGTGTTTCCCGGATATCCCCCGACAGCGACTTACTCGCTGTGCGGATGGATTTAAACGGGCGGGATGCCTGGTCAACAGCCCTGAGCAATACCTGTAATTTTACATTGTTACTCATTCGTGTTTCCGCTTCGCCTGAGCGCCTTTTCGCGCCATGTGATGAGTTCGGTCAGGCTCATGGGATACAGTTCTGATGGCGGCCAGTGAAATACCACTGCCACATCCGCCATCAGGTCATCGACCGAGAGATTTTTCGGAAACGTCACTGCACCGAGTTCGGCGACAAAAAACCGACCACCTTACCGGCCAGCGCCACAAGGTCAGGCAGTTCCAGTGCGGCGACCTCCTGCTCGGTCAGCATCGGTGCCGTCATGCGCGGCAGCACCTTAATCAGTGCATCGACTTCGGAGTTCGCGACCGCTGCCAGACTGACACCGCGCAGCGTCCCCGCACTGGGTTTCATCAGCGTGACCTGTTCGATAACCTGCTCACCACGCTTGACCGGATTGTCCAGGGTAATCACATTTTCTTTGTTCATGGTTTTCTCACTTCTGAATCAGGGTTAACCGGTCAGCCTGGCTGACCGGATGAAAATCACAGGCCGATATTGCGGCGGTGTTGCTCCAGCCGGTCGACGCCGTTCACCTTCTCAATCATGTTGATGGTGTCGATTTCGACCAGCTCCTTACCGTCCATCGTCAGCCGGAAATAGGTGCAGACCACGGAGATTTTCGACTCGGTGTCTTCTCCCTGTTTGCCCTCGCCGGTGTCGATTTCTTTCTGACGTCCACGCATGACCACCTCGACGGCCACCGTTTCGCCGGTATCGTCGCGCTGGTAAGAGCCTGCAAAACGAATCGGTACGGCATCCACACCGGTTGCGGCGTAAAGCTCCCAGATAACCGAATCCGGGAAGCCACCGAGCGACCACTCCATTGACAGCGCATCGTCATCAAGGCCGAGGTCTACCGGTGCGCTGCCGTTCATCCCCGCACCGCGATAGTTTTCGAGCTTACGGGTCAGTTTTGGTAGCGTGACGGACTTCGCGACGCCCTGATAGCTGTAGCCGTTCAGAAAGACGTTCATTAACTTGAGTTTGCGCGGCATTGCCATCGGTCAGGCTCCTTAATTGCTGTTAACCGAAGTGACCAGATTTGCCAGGTATTTATCGGTAATACGCTGGCGCAGGGTCAGGTTTTCAAGAGGAGGCACCGGTGTATAGTCGTAGTCGATATACAGTTTTCCGGCCTTGAGGGTTTCCGCATCGTTGGATTCTTCGCTAAACCAGCAGGTCGCATCCACGATATAGCCGTTTGTTTTCAGCTCACGGAATTTGGCATTGATGCCGTCAACGATGTCACGAATCAGCGTTGCGGTGATGGGCTTGTCCACCGCCCACATGTGCGCCTCAGCCATCGTGTCGGCCAGCACCTGCGCGGTGCGGGTATAGTTTTCAAAGAGGAACAGCGGGTCATCAGAGCAGGTACGGTTACCCCAGAAGCGGAAACCGTCGCGGCGAATCAGCGTTGTGACGCCTGACTCGTTAAGCAGGTCAGCATCGGTGCCGGACTCCTGCAAATCCCAGAATACAGATGCGCTGATGCCGGTAACACCATTCACCCCGACATTGGACAGCGTTTTATGCCAGCCCTGCTCCTGGTCGATTTTAGCGCGCAGACCCAGCGCACGGGCGGTGGCATACGCGGTGGCGGTGGTACTGGTGACCGTATCCCATGCGAGGAAATCCGGCCAGATGACCATCAGCTCACGCTGGCTGAAATTCTGGCGGTAGGCTTTCACCTCGGAAATGGTTTTACAGTCCCATGCGCTGATATACCCGAAAGCGCGCAGCTTCTGACAGACTGATGCCAGTGCAACAGCCACCTCTTTGGTGTCCAGTCCCGGCACGCCGAGAATACGCGGTTTAACACCGGTTACCGACTCTGCCGCCAGCAGGGCTTTCAGTCCGGTGTACTGACCGTTTTCGTCGGTGGTGCCGATGATATTGGAAACGGTCTGCGCGAGTTTCGTTTCTTCGTCGTCGCCGGTGCCGTCTTCCACACGCACGACTACGGTGACCGGTTTTGACTGGTCAGCGATGGCCTGTAACGACGCCGCCAGCGTGCCTTTTTTACCGGCCTTTGCAATTGCACTCTGCACATTGGTAATCAGCACCGGTTTATTGAGGGGGAAGGTTTCCGCATCCGCATCGCTGGCCGTGCAGACCATGCCGACAATGGCAGTGGATACGGTGGAAATGACGCGGGTGCCGTCGTTAATCTCCAGCACCTGCACGCCGTGATGATAGTCACTCATCCGTTTAACTCCGTGGTTAATGGGTGAGTGATATTTTCAGTTGTGCCGGAGATGTCAGGCTATTTGTCCCGGTTGGCTAAGGGATGACACAATTTATTCTTTGTCGCTGATGAGGGAAATTTTTTATAGAGCGTGGACAGACCAATATCAAAAATCAGTGCCACGCGTTGACGTGACTCCCCTGCAGCCAGCAAACGCCCGGCCTGCTCCCACTCACTCGCGGTGAGTTTCGGTCGTCTGCCACCAATACGACCTTTGGCTCTGGCCGCTTCCAGCCCGGCCCGAGTCCGCTCGACAATGAGTTCTCGTTCCATTTCAGCCAGGGCACCCATCACATGAAAGAAAAAACGCCCCATCGGCGTGCTGGTATCAATAGCATCCGTCAGGCTGCGAAAATTAATGCCGCGTTCGCGCAGCTCCTCAACCAGAATGACCAGATGCCGCATACTACGCCCCAGCCGGTCCAGCTTCCAGACTACCAGTGTATCCCCCTCCGATAATGTCCTGAGCAGTTTTTTCAGTCCCGGCCTGTCGGACTTCGTGCCGCTGATTTTGTCCTCAAAAATCCGCTCACATCCTGCGCACTCCAGCGCGTTACGCTGCAATTCCGTGTTCTGGTCATTTGTTGACACGCGTACATAGCCAATAAGCATGAGCATCCCCCTGAATAAAAACCGGAGATGATGCCAGTTACCCGTTATCTCTGCATTTTCATAAACGTTGGTTTGGGAGAAGGTGCTCCAGCTATTGGCGTTCCGTTCTTCTGGCCGTCCGCTGCAATGCCAAATACTGTAATCGACAGCTGGTCCAGTATGGTGTTTTTGAAGTTCAACGGCGCGAAATTCTCTGCCACTGATTATCCTGTGCTGGCGAAAGTGTTTCCTTCGCTGGTATTACCTGAAGCCCGCGGTGATTTCATTCGTATCTGGGATGACGGGCGAGGTGCAGACGGTGGTCGCGAATTATTAAGCTGGCAGGCAGCAACAGCTTTATCGCAATTTGGCGGTAATTATCCAGAAGGGTCCGGCCATTCGATTGATAATCACGATGGGATATCAGCACACCACCCAGGTTTCTCTCGATTTCAGTACACCAGTAACTCAGTAGGAGATGGGGTTAATTTTATTGCCGTCAGACCACGTAACATTGCATTTAACTTTCTGGTGAGGGCTAAATAATGAAACCTGTTTTTGATGAAAATGGACTGGCTACAGTGCCGGGTGATATGCGTTGTTTTTATTATGATGCAGTAACGTATGAATATACGGGCTGGTCTGATGAATATATTAATACTGGTGTAAGTATGCCCGCCTGTTCCACTGGTATTGACCCTGGCGAAAACATTCCGGGAAAAGCGGCTGTATTTACAGGTAAGGGATGGAGCCATGAAGAGGACCATCGCAATGAGACTGTTTACTCAATCGAAAATGGCGCAGCTGTTACAGTGGGTTATATCGGTGCTATCAAAAACGGTTATGTCACGCTTTCACCGTTAACGCCATATGATAAATGGGATGGTGAGAAATGGGTGACAGATACTGAGGCACAACACAGTGCCGCAGTAGAAGCGGCAGAAGCACAGCGCCAGTCACTGATTGATGCAGCAATGGCTTCCATCAGTCTGATTCAGCTGAAATTACAGGCCGGACGGAAACTGACTCAGGCAGAAACAACCCGACTTAACGCCGTGCTGGATTACATTGACGCGGTGACGGCAACAGATACCAGCACCGCGCCGGATGTCATCTGGCCTGAACTGCCGGAGGCGTAGGCCATTCAATATCGGGTGCTGTTGAAGTATCAACACGCATCAGCAGCACACGGTATTTCTTCCATTCGGTGAGAGTTGAAGTTTCTTCATCAGTTGCGATATCAGCATCAACAGCATCCTGACGCCAGGATATTTCACTGTCAGCTTTTTCCCGTAATTGGGATTTTTTAACTTCAGCAATAGCTATTAATTCCTTTTTGGTCGGCTGAGGAATATCTATCAGTGCTGGTTTTCCATTCAGTGTTCCAATCTGTTTTCCTGGTGGAATATCCATAAATAACTTTTTATGTTCTTCCTCACTGACTATTACACCATCATCAGGCCACAGACCTGATGCCTCAAATTTTTCTTTCTCCGATATGGGGAAAAAGCCATTTGCTTTAGCGCTCCATACGTACATATCAATACCCCACCGCTATAATGTCCACATTAAATCCCCCGGGACCTGCCTGCCAGATGCTGGCCCCTGTTAATGATTTTGTTTGATGAACAACCGCCACATTTGCTGGCGATAGTGTTTCAGTTGTTACAGTACCGATATCATTCCAGTTAATTGAGATGGAATAGTTCGTTGTTGTAAACGACCGGGGGAAAGTTATGTGTCTTGCATTGGTGCCAACAGGAAATCCAAGATAAACACGCTGAATTATCATTCCTCCAGGTAACATAACCCAGTTAGCACCTTCTCCAAAACCAACGTTTATGAAAATGCAGAGATAACGGGTAACTGGCATCATCTCCGGTTTTTATTCAGGGGGATGCTCATGCTTATTGGCTATGTACGCGTGTCAACAAATGACCAGAACACGGAATTGCAGCGTAACGCGCTGGAGTGCGCAGGATGTGAGCGGATTTTTGAGGACAAAATCAGCGGCACGAAGTCCGACAGGCCGGGACTGAAAAAACTGCTCAGGACATTATCGGAGGGGGATACACTGGTAGTCTGGAAGCTGGACCGGCTGGGGCGTAGTATGCGGCATCTGGTCATTCTGGTTGAGGAGCTGCGCGAACGCGGCATTAATTTTCGCAGCCTGACGGATGCTATTGATACCAGCACGCCGATGGGGCGTTTTTTCTTTCATGTGATGGGTGCCCTGGCTGAAATGGAACGAGAACTCATTGTCGAGCGGACTCGGGCCGGGCTGGAAGCGGCCAGAGCCAAAGGTCGTATTGGTGGCAGACGACCGAAACTCACCGCGAGTGAGTGGGAGCAGGCCGGGCGTTTGCTGGCTGCAGGGGAGTCACGTCAACGCGTGGCACTGATTTTTGATATTGGTCTGTCCACGCTCTATAAAAAATTTCCCTCATCAGCGACAAAGAATAAATTGTGTCATCCCTTAGCCAACCGGGACAAATAGCCTGACATCTCCGGCACAACTGAAAATATCACTCACCCATTAACCACGGAGTTAAACGGATGAGTGACTATCATCACGGCGTGCAGGTGCTGGAGATTAACGACGGCACCCGCGTCATTTCCACCGTATCCACTGCCATTGTCGGCATGGTCTGCACGGCCAGCGATGCGGATGCGGAAACCTTCCCCCTCAATAAACCGGTGCTGATTACCAATGTGCAGAGTGCAATTGCAAAGGCCGGTAAAAAAGGCACGCTGGCGGCGTCGTTACAGGCCATCGCTGACCAGTCAAAACCGGTCACCGTAGTCGTGCGTGTGGAAGACGGCACCGGCGACGACGAAGAAACGAAACTCGCGCAGACCGTTTCCAATATCATCGGCACCACCGACGAAAACGGTCAGTACACCGGACTGAAAGCCCTGCTGGCGGCAGAGTCGGTAACCGGTGTTAAACCGCGTATTCTCGGCGTGCCGGGACTGGACACCAAAGAGGTGGCTGTTGCACTGGCATCAGTCTGTCAGAAGCTGCGCGCTTTCGGGTATATCAGCGCATGGGACTGTAAAACCATTTCCGAGGTGAAAGCCTACCGCCAGAATTTCAGCCAGCGTGAGCTGATGGTCATCTGGCCGGATTTCCTCGCATGGGATACNCCGCCATCAGGTCATCGACCGAGAGATTTTTCGGAAACGTCACTGCACCGAGTTCGGCGACAAAAAACCGACCACCTTACCGGCCAGCGCCACAAGGTCAGGCAGTTCCAGTGCGGCGACCTCCTGCTCGGTCAGCATCGGTGCCGTCATGCGCGGCAGCACCTTAATCAGTGCATCGACTTCGGAGTTCGCGACCGCTGCCAGACTGACACCGCGCAGCGTCCCCGCACTGGGTTTCATCAGCGTGACCTGTTCGATAACCTGCTCACCACGCTTGACCGGATTGTCCAGGGTAATCACATTTTCTTTGTTCATGGTTTTCTCACTTCTGAATCAGGGTTAACCGGTCAGCCTGGCTGACCGGATGAAAATCACAGGCCGATATTGCGGCGGTGTTGCTCCAGCCGGTCGACGCCGTTCACCTTCTCAATCATGTTGATGGTGTCGATTTCGACCAGCTCCTTACCGTCCATCGTCAGCCGGAAATAGGTGCAGACCACGGAGATTTTCGACTCGGTGTCTTCTCCCTGTTTGCCCTCGCCGGTGTCGATTTCTTTCTGACGTCCACGCATGACCACCTCGACGGCCACCGTTTCGCCGGTATCGTCGCGCTGGTAAGAGCCTGCAAAACGAATCGGTACGGCATCCACACCGGTTGCGGCGTAAAGCTCCCAGATAACCGAATCCGGGAAGCCACCGAGCGACCACTCCATTGACAGCGCATCGTCATCAAGGCCGAGGTCTACCGGTGCGCTGCCGTTCATCCCCGCACCGCGATAGTTTTCGAGCTTACGGGTCAGTTTTGGTAGCGTGACGGACTTCGCGACGCCCTGATAGCTGTAGCCGTTCAGAAAGACGTTCATTAACTTGAGTTTGCGCGGCATTGCCATCGGTCAGGCTCCTTAATTGCTGTTAACCGAAGTGACCAGATTTGCCAGGTATTTATCGGTAATACGCTGGCGCAGGGTCAGGTTTTCAAGAGGAGGCACCGGTGTATAGTCGTAGTCGATATACAGTTTTCCGGCCTTGAGGGTTTCCGCATCGTTGGATTCTTCGCTAAACCAGCAGGTCGCATCCACGATATAGCCGTTTGTTTTCAGCTCACGGAATTTGGCATTGATGCCGTCAACGATGTCACGAATCAGCGTTGCGGTGATGGGCTTGTCCACCGCCCACATGTGCGCCTCAGCCATCGTGTCGGCCAGCACCTGCGCGGTGCGGGTATAGTTTTCAAAGAGGAACAGCGGGTCATCAGAGCAGGTACGGTTACCCCAGAAGCGGAAACCGTCGCGGCGAATCAGCGTTGTGACGCCTGACTCGTTAAGCAGGTCAGCATCGGTGCCGGACTCCTGCAAATCCCAGAATACAGATGCGCTGATGCCGGTAACACCATTCACCCCGACATTGGACAGCGTTTTATGCCAGCCCTGCTCCTGGTCGATTTTAGCGCGCAGACCCAGCGCACGGGCGGTGGCATACGCGGTGGCGGTGGTACTGGTGACCGTATCCCATGCGAGGAAATCCGGCCAGATGACCATCAGCTCACGCTGGCTGAAATTCTGGCGGTAGGCTTTCACCTCGGAAATGGTTTTACAGTCCCATGCGCTGATATACCCGAAAGCGCGCAGCTTCTGACAGACTGATGCCAGTGCAACAGCCACCTCTTTGGTGTCCAGTCCCGGCACGCCGAGAATACGCGGTTTAACACCGGTTACCGACTCTGCCGCCAGCAGGGCTTTCAGTCCGGTGTACTGACCGTTTTCGTCGGTGGTGCCGATGATATTGGAAACGGTCTGCGCGAGTTTCGTTTCTTCGTCGTCGCCGGTGCCGTCTTCCACACGCACGACTACGGTGACCGGTTTTGACTGGTCAGCGATGGCCTGTAACGACGCCGCCAGCGTGCCTTTTTTACCGGCCTTTGCAATTGCACTCTGCACATTGGTAATCAGCACCGGTTTATTGAGGGGGAAGGTTTCCGCATCCGCATCGCTGGCCGTGCAGACCATGCCGACAATGGCAGTGGATACGGTGGAAATGACGCGGGTGCCGTCGTTAATCTCCAGCACCTGCACGCCGTGATGATAGTCACTCATCCGTTTAACTCCGTGGTTAATGGGTGAGTGATATTTTCAGTTGTGCCGGAGATGTCAGGCTATTTGTCCCGGTTGGCTAAGGGATGACACAATTTATTCTTTGTCGCTGATGAGGGAAATTTTTTATAGAGCGTGGACAGACCAATATCAAAAATCAGTGCCACGCGTTGACGTGACTCCCCTGCAGCCAGCAAACGCCCGGCCTGCTCCCACTCACTCGCGGTGAGTTTCGGTCGTCTGCCACCAATACGACCTTTGGCTCTGGCCGCTTCCAGCCCGGCCCGAGTCCGCTCGACAATGAGTTCTCGTTCCATTTCAGCCAGGGCACCCATCACATGAAAGAAAAAACGCCCCATCGGCGTGCTGGTATCAATAGCATCCGTCAGGCTGCGAAAATTAATGCCGCGTTCGCGCAGCTCCTCAACCAGAATGACCAGATGCCGCATACTACGCCCCAGCCGGTCCAGCTTCCAGACTACCAGTGTATCCCCCTCCGATAATGTCCTGAGCAGTTTTTTCAGTCCCGGCCTGTCGGACTTCGTGCCGCTGATTTTGTCCTCAAAAATCCGCTCACATCCTGCGCACTCCAGCGCGTTACGCTGCAATTCCGTGTTCTGGTCATTTGTTGACACGCGTACATAGCCAATAAGCATGAGCATCCCCCTGAATAAAAACCGGAGATGATGCCAGTTACCCGTTATCTCTGCATTTTCATAAACGTTGGTTTTGGAGAAGGTGCTAACTGGGTTATGTTACCTGGAGGAATGATAATTCAGCGTGTTTATCTTGGATTTCCTGTTGGCACCAATGCAAGACACATAACTTTCCCCCGGTCGTTTACAACAACGAACTATTCCATCTCAATTAACTGGAATGATATCGGTACTGTAACAACTGAAACACTATCGCCAGCAAATGTGGCGGTTGTTCATCAAACAAAATCATTAACAGGGGCCAGCATCTGGCAGGCAGGTCCCGGGGGATTTAATGTGGACATTATAGCGGTGGGGTATTGATATGTACGTATGGAGCGCTAAAGCAAATGGCTTTTTCCCCATATCGGAGAAAGAAAAATTTGAGGCATCAGGTCTGTGGCCTGATGATGGTGTAATAGTCAGTGAGGAAGAACATAAAAAGTTATTTATGGATATTCCACCAGGAAAACAGATTGGAACACTGAATGGAAAACCAGCACTGATAGATATTCCTCAGCCGACCAAAAAGGAATTAATAGCTATTGCTGAAGTTAAAAAATCCCAATTACGGGAAAAAGCTGACAGTGAAATATCCTGGCGTCAGGATGCTGTTGATGCTGATATCGCAACTGATGAAGAAACTTCAACTCTCACCGAATGGAAGAAATACCGTGTGCTGCTGATGCGTGTTGATACTTCAACAGCACCCGATATTGAATGGCCTACGCCTCCGGCAGTTCAGGCCAGATGACATCCGGCGCGGTGCTGGTATCTGTTGCCGTCACCGCGTCAATGTAATCCAGCACGGCGTTAAGTCGGGTTGTTTCTGCCTGAGTCAGTTTCCGTCCGGCCTGTAATTTCAGCTGAATCAGACTGATGGAAGCCATTGCTGCATCAATCAGTGACTGGCGCTGTGCTTCTGCCGCTTCTACTGCGGCACTGTGTTGTGCCTCAGTATCTGTCACCCATTTCTCACCATCCCATTTATCATATGGCGTTAACGGTGAAAGCGTGACATAACCGTTTTTGATAGCACCGATATAACCCACTGTAACAGCTGCGCCATTTTCGATTGAGTAAACAGTCTCATTGCGATGGTCCTCTTCATGGCTCCATCCCTTACCTGTAAATACAGCCGCTTTTCCCGGAATGTTTTCGCCAGGGTCAATACCAGTGGAACAGGCGGGCATACTTACACCAGTATTAATATATTCATCAGACCAGCCCGTATATTCATACGTTACTGCATCATAATAAAAACAACGCATATCACCCGGCACTGTAGCCAGTCCATTTTCATCAAAAACAGGTTTCATTATTTAGCCCTCACCAGAAAGTTAAATGCAATGTTACGTGGTCTGACGGCAATAAAATTAACCCCATCTCCTACTGAGTTACTGGTGTACTGAAATCGAGAGAAACCTGGGTGGTGTGCTGATATCCCATCGTGATTATCAATCGAATGGCCGGACCCTTCTGGATAATTACCGCCAAATTGCGATAAAGCTGTTGCTGCCTGCCAGCTTAATAATTCGCGACCACCGTCTGCACCTCGCCCGTCATCCCAGATACGAATGAAATCACCGCGGGCTTCAGGTAATACCAGCGAAGGAAACACTTTCGCCAGCACAGGATAATCAGTGGCAGAGAATTTCGCGCCGTTGAACTTCAAAAACACCATACTGGACCAGCTGTCGATTACAGTATTTGGCATTGCAGCGGACGGCCAGAAGAACGGAACGCCAATAGCTGGAGCACCTTCTCCCAAACCAAGGTATGCGAGAAGACCAGCTACATCCTTTCCACTCAAATGAGTCAGCGTCTCATCCAGTGGCTGCTTACCTGACAGCGCATTGTTAATGGTGGTACTGAATTTCGGGTCATTGTTGATAGCTGCGGCAATTTCTTTCAGTGTGTCCAGCGTGTCAGGGGCACCGTTAATCAGAGCGGTAATAGCGGCCTGTACAAACGCAGTGGTCGCAATCCGCGTGGTGTTATTTCCTGCGGCAGGCGTCGGCGCTTTTGGTTCTCCGGTAAATGTCGGATTATGTTTCTGTGCATACTGGGTATGAGGATCCTGTGCGGCAATGTGGTTTCTCATCTGGTCATCCACATACAGCTTTAACTCCAGAACTTCATCATCCACGTATTTACGGGTCGCCAGTACCACCGACGGGTCGATTTTCAGCGTGATGGCTTCGGTATTCGTGACAACCAGAATCATGCGGATAGTCTGGGTACGACCGCTGCCTTCCTGCAACTGCGGTTTGTACGTTTCCGGGCAGTTCGCCACCGCAATGAGTACGCCTTCATCATCATAAAGCCCAATCTCACGGATCCAGAATCCGCCCTCGTTCTCAGGGATGATTTGCTCCGCAATAATCTGGCTCTGGTTGTTCGGGTCAACACTCAGAAGATTCAGCGGTGCAATGCGTTTCTGATTAATCAGTTTTGTCTGTGCCGGGTCTGGTGTCGGCAAGACACCATTCGCATCACCAACGGCCATTTGCGTCAGATTCAGCTTACTGCCGAGCATCGTCGCGTTAGCCAGCCGTGCTGCGCCCTGATTAGTCAGAATGGCGTAGTATTTCACTGTCATGCGTTTACTCTCAGGTTATCAATTAAATGAATGGCCGAGGCCGGGAAATAATCCCCTCCGACAATAATGGCCTCCGGGGTGTAGGGATAAACCGTCATGGCGTCGCCGTGATAGCATCCCGCACCGGCAAAAATGTTGCCGGTTGTACTTAAGCTGATAGCCAGTCCCGTCAGATGGCGGCTTGCCGGTTTTGCATCAGCAACGAGGCGCTCCAGCTCCTGATACATTTCCTCGGTAATACCCTGCTCAAGCACACCAACAACGATACGGAACGTCCCCGGCTCCTCGTTGAGCTGCCACCACTCCCTTACCTCAATCAGATAGCCGAGCGGCTCCACCACACGCCGGATTGCGCCTATAGTGCCCTTATGGCAGTGAATGAAATACGCATCGCGGATAACAGCGCGTTTTGTCGCTTCCGGCCATTTATCATCCCAGCGGTCAACCGAAAATGACCACGCCAGCCACGGCAGCAGATTTGCCGGGCAGGTGTCCGGGTTCCACAGCTCACGAATACTGACCGGTGTTTTTTCAATTTCCGCACAGGCTTTTGCGGCGGCGACTTCAAGCGGCGATGAGCCAGTTGGCAGCAGTCGCGAATCACTCATCCGAGCCTCCGGTCACGACGCTGTATTCGGTACAGAAAGACGCCTGCGTATTGTTGAGCACGATGTCGGCCAGTGGTGCAGCCAGTTCGACACGCTGCACGCCTTCCACATGCAAAGCGGCATAAATGGCAGACAGACGGATGTCGCGCCCCAGCCGGTGCTGTGCCGTGATATACGCTTCCAGCTTTTTCACGGCGGCCGCGCGTATGGGTTCGCTTTCGGGACCAGGGTAAAGGTAAAGCGTGGCGTTTATCTGGTATTCAACGATGGCGGCAGACTGCACGGTCACGCGGTCGGCCACCGGCCTGACGTCCTCGCCATTAAGGGCGTTACGCACCACCGCCAGCAGGTCTTCGGATGCGACACCGTTATTTTCACGTGACAGCACAGAGATGGTGACGCAGGCCGGAGACGGACTGGTGACAGAGATATCCGCGACACGCCCGTCGGCACTGCGACCATGATACTGATAGGCTCCCACTGACCCGGCGACGCTTAAACCTTCAAACGCCTGCTGAATACGCAGACGATAATCGGTGTCAGATTCCATCACTGCCGGTGTCGGCGGGATAGTCGAATCATCTGCCGGGGTGATAATCAGGCGCGTGGTGTTGTAATTGGCACCAATCACATCAAGGTCATTACCGGCGGCACAGGCCAGCATTACCGCCCGTGCGGCCTCATTCACACGCTGACGCCAGATAAGCTCACGATAAGCATTTTCCTCCAGCAGTTTGACGAGAGGCTCAGATTCCAGCGTCAGGGTACGGGCGACCGCCTCCTGCTGGTCTTCCGGGTAAAGGGAAATCAGTGTCGCCTTGCGTTCGGCAAGAATGGTTTCAAAGTCCAGCTCCTCGACCACATCCGGTGCGGGTAGCTGGTTCAGGTCGATAATCGGCATGGTTTCAACTCACAGGGATGGTTAACGAAAGTGGCTGGCCGGTGTCGTTGTGCTGGCCGGTTAACGTGACAGTCATTCGCCCGTCAAAACTGCGCTCAGTGGTGACGGATGACAGGGTGACGCGGGGTTCCCATTTCAGCACCGCCATGTAACAGGTGACCTTAATCTGCAACTCAAGCGCCGGAGTCTGCGGCTGGTCAATCATTGACGCCAGCAACGAGCCGTAATCACGACGCATCACCCGTGAGCCGACCGGTGTGCGCAGGATATCGCCGATACTCTGGCTGATATGCTCAAGGTCAGTGACAGTCAGGCCATCACTGCGATTCATTCCGAGATAACGCGCTGTCATAGAGGACTCCCGGTTGTGCCGCCGCTGTCGCCGGGGTGTTTATGGGTATGCAGTACCTTACCGTTTGATGAGAGTTCACCGCCGGTATGCGCGATGTTGCCGCGCATCGTCCCGCCCTTCTGCACTTCCAGCGTGCCGGTAGTCAGTTTGTTGGTGCAGACCACTTCCGGTGTGTCCAGGGTGACGCGGGTTGATGCTTTCACCGTGACCACCGGCACCGTGGCAGTAACAGAATCAGAAGCCATCACGCTGGCCGTTTTAATTCCGCTTGCCGTGAGTGCACTGGTTTCGGGTTCATACTCAATCACCGCCCCGTCAGGGAAACGGATATGCAGGGCATCCTCCGACGCAGACGGCGCGGGGTTATCACTGGAATAAATCCCCGGCAGAACGAACGCCGTGTCGAGTTCACCGCCCACGGCCAGAATCAGCACCTGCTCCCCCACGGAAGGTGCCCACCATGTGCGCGAACGTCCGGCGCGATGGGTCAGCCACTGAAGCCAGTCGGTACACATGCCGCCGGTCTGCACACGGCAGCTACCGGCGTGAAGGTCGGTTTCGATGATAATGCCGGTGCGAATCATGTTGCGCAGTGCGCGCGCGAGTTCCTGAATATTTGCGAGAGTGTTCATAACGGGAAGGATGCCGCTAGTTTACACTAGCGGCAAATTTTGATGCTTTGGTGAGGTATGATACAACAGACTACATTCCCCCCCTCAAATAAATCACAATTTAATCGTTAATAAAAACTGAAAAACACCTCTCCCTTTCTATTAATTGATCCCCATTCCAAAAAGATACAAACATATAATGCAGTCCTTTGTAATGACAATCTTCCCAATGCTTAGCAAAATAACGCTCGCCAGTGTACCTTGCTACCTCATATGACTCATGATTACCCTTATTATCAACATTACCTGCATCAGGACCTGTATTTTCGACACGAAATTTGAACCTGGGATTAGAGTACTGTTCTTGTGAGTAATAGTACCCTTTAAATGAGATACCCATACCCTTTTTTATCATTCGAGAACAACAAATATACTCATCATCAGACACATCATTTTCACTCTTCTTAAGCGTTGCTTTTACAATGAGTTTACCCCCCTCATCATTTATAGGCAGCAAATTACAATAACGTTCGTTATCAAATACATATTGTCTGTAATTTATTGGTTTGCCTGAAGCATCTTTATAATTTGGGGTTAAATACAATTCCTTGTGTTCTACGCCATTGTTTCTGTTAATTTTATGTTTTAATTGAACATCATCAAGGCCTAATAACTCTACAAAACTTGCACCTATCATAATTGAGTTTTTAGGAGCTTTTTGCTGAAGTTTTGCCGCAACATCAACAAAAAAAGATGTCGCAGTCACTTCATGACTTTCCATATAGCCATATTTTGACCACACCACTTCCTCGTGAGGGCCATAGTCAAGACCAATTCTTATTCCTAAGTTTTCGTCAACTCCCAAATCACTCAATTTAGGTATAACAACCCCCTTGAACATTTCAATCAAAACAACGGCACAGTTTATTGCATCAATTGCACTGTCTGCGATCTTATTGTTTTTATATCGGTCATTACTTCGGAAAAATGCCATTACTGCATCACCCATAATTCTATGGACGTGACCATCAAATGCATTCACTGTTTCGATCGCACATCTTATAATATCATTTTTGATTCTAAATACTATTTCTGGTGGAAAAACAACCCCAAGTTTAGTTGAGCCGATTATATCCATAAACATGGTAATGGAATAACCATTTCTCACCTCACCATCATCCATTTTATTAAAGTCCGGATGACATCCAAAACTTGTCATGAGTGGACCGTGCTTGCCAAATTTATTTCTAACAATATCTTTCACCTGATAACTTTGAACATCAGCTCCACCTACATCTTTTTTCAATGAAATAGAACTTCTTACGAAACCAGAAGATTTACTTAAGCTCTCCGTGGCCAACTGTGTATTATCCACTGATTCAAATATAGCATCATGGACTGATTGCGATTTTGATTTTGAAATTATCTCTTCCAGCCTTTCATCTAATACTGAATAAATACTCTTTATGGACATACAAAAACCTTCACCAATTAGATAAAGCAACCACATATATTAAAAAACAAAGCACATAAACAGCCATTTTTATAAAGTCAATGGCTATGATTTGCATCTCATATTTGCTAGTTAATGCTCTGGAAAGAGTATAATTCAATGCAATTAACTGCTCCAACAACTCCAGATCACTCACTGACTTAAAACTACTAGAATAGCAATCAAGACTACTATAATAACTTGATATATCAACAAATGAAAAAGTATTCTCCTTATCACTCTTAGAGATATTTGGAGTAACACCTTTTAGAGAAAATAACAAAGAGATTACCAATAACCCAACTATTACAATCAATAAAAGAGAGAGAAAAATCCTATCACTATCCACATCTACCAGACATATAACTTTGTCAAAATTTGCTATAATAGCAACAATTACAGCTGAAGCTAAGCTTAGTAATATCGTTGATTTAGTATTGGCTGAATTTAAATAAGAATCCGTCCGCGCGATTGTTTTCAGCACCAGTTCAATTTTCTTTACAACATCACCTTCATTCTTTTTACATGTCACTTGTACTTTACCTTCCTATTCTCTGGATTTTTCCAGAAGACAATTAATGATCGTTGATTCTATAAAGTCAATATCATTATGTGAAAAACCAAGTAGTTTACGTTCATCATACTTAATAGGTTTAACGTCGGGATTGGGTCTATCTTTTAAACCATACTGATGCACTCGCGCAATTCGTTGCACTCCGCTGGCAAACTCCACCACCGCGGCACTCTCGCTACCGGTTGCTTTCATAAACCGGTTAGTGCGTAATTTCATAAACATTTCCCGCTTTATCCGGCCTTTCTTATTTCGTACTGGTTGGTTTTTTCTCGGTACATACGGCGTACCATCCGGGGCTTTTTGTAATTTAATTCGCTGCTGCTGGCGCTGGCGCAGCTTCTTCGCAATATCTACCGCCAGTCGACGACGCCCTGACGGTGACAGCGACTCAATCAGTCCGGTCAGCCGGTCTTCAAAACGCTTAAACTCATTCATCCCACTTGCTCACCAGTTCACCATTGATATAAAGCTCCATCGGGCGGGTGACCGGCTCCGGCGGCGTGGGTTCCGGGATATTCTTCACATGCAGTGCGCCGTCCACCTCACTGACCAGCGTGCGCTCGGTCAGCATCAGGCTGATGCTGATATCAAAGCTGCTGTCATTGTTGATGTCCGCATAAAACGTGAAGCCCTTTTTCTGGCCTGCGTCGGTGGTCATGATGTCGGGCTGATTTTCCCGCAGCCACGCCAGCACCGGCACGATGAGCAGGTCAAAATCACCGGTAAAGTCGGTCACAATCACATTGAGCGTGTAACGCTTTTCGAATGACAACGACGCCGCCAGCGTGGAGGCAATACTCCCGTTATCCACGAATATCCGCAGCATATCGGGGTTAGTTTTCAGCACCGTGACGGCATCAGTCAGCGCCCTGCGCAGGCTGTCGGGTTTGAGCATCGTTTTCGTCCTGACAGTGTTTAATCATTTTTACCTGGCTGGCACAGCGCGCCAGCGCGTTCTCAAGCTGCCGGATATCGGCACTTAAATCACCGTTCGTCTCCGGGTCGCTGCCTGGCATCGGGCAAAGACTCACTTTCGGGCAGGCGTTGTGGACAATCACTGGCATCGGTGCAGGCGGGACGCTGGTGCAACCGGCGCACAGCATCAGGCAGCTCAGCGCCATACCAGCGGCGAAAATCCTCGTTTTCATTAAGTAACCTCGTGATGGTTTTCTCGCGCTGTGCTTCACGCTTCGCCGCGTTCTCCAGTTCCTGACGCAGTGCCACCTGCGCCAGCTCGTTTTTGTCTGCCCTGGTGAGTGCAACATGAAGCTGGTTTTTCAGCATGGTGATGGTCGTCTGCTGTTCACTGGCGACGTTGTTCGCCCTGTCCAGCGAGGCGCGCAGGCTGGCATTTTTATGTTTCACCAGAAACAGACCGGCCACCGCCAGCGATAACAACACGACCAGCACAGTCATCAGCTTTGACATGGTTCCCGCCCCTCAAAACGCTGACGGCAGGCCGTGCGTATCAACCGGAAGAACACCGACGCCACGAGGTAAATCAGCGCGGTAAAAATCCACCCGGCAGCGACCAGCGCGATAAACGTCGCCACCATCACCACCAGAGCCGCCGCCCGTCTGCGCCACGGCACCGGCTGCAAAAACAGCGCCGTGACAATCTTCACGGCCAGCGATTCCAGCGGCAGCTCCCGCCCGTAGCGTTCCAGTACATACTCTGTGGCATACACGCCGACACCACCGGCAACCACACAGATAACCGTCGCCAGAATCGCCCAGGCGGCGACAAAATTGACGGCCACGCTCTGCGGGTAAATCAGGGACAGTGCCAGCATCAGCGCCAGCGACACGTTCAGCATCAGTGAAAGGGATAATTTCTTCATGGTGTTTACTCCGTTTAAGCCGGTACGCCGCCAGCGGTACGCCAGACGGTGACCAGTTTTTCCAGTGAATGCTCACGCTGACCGTAACCGGCACCCGGCAGGGACGCCCAGATATTGCGACAGCGTGAAATGGCGCGCTCAATGCGTCCTGCCTGGATGTCATCCAGTGCACCGCGTTCGCGGATCAACTGAATGGCGAGTCTGTCCTGTGACAACGGACTGAAATCCGGCAGGGCAAGCTGTTTGCGGTAGTGCGGCCAGAACAGGTAAAGCTGCTGATAGCGACCGGATGCCGTGGATTTTTCACCGCGACGGTTAAACACTTTCGCCGGTCGGCCATGTGCGAACGGGTGGTCACTGTAGTCGGTGAAAATTTCCGGCTTTCCGTCCAGTCCGGTGACTATCACGTCATAGCCCCGGTTTTTCGTCAGCGGATGATTCGCCGTCCCTTCGGACACGGCCAGCATGTCGAGAAAGGCAGCGATATTCTGATGCGTGTTAATTACCGGCATTACTGTTTCCCCCTGCCCTTAAAACGGCGCTGAATGGCAATCTCAATCACCTGATAACCGGCGATACCCAGCATGGAGCCGATGCCGCACACCGCAGGCAGTGACAGGTCAGGGAACTGCACCAGAACAACACCGGCAACCATCGAGACAAAACCACCGAGCAACATGCGCCCGATAAACAGACGCGGGGTGATGGGTTCACCACCGGCAAGCACCTTGCCGACAACAATCAGCACCCCAATCATGAAAAGCGACAGGACGCTTTTTTCTTCTGCTGTCATGCGTTACTCCCACAGATTGACAGTTTCAGCCACGGGCGCGGTCTGAACGTCGGGCAGTTCGACGGCGGTACCGTGCGGCAGCACCGCACCCAGTTCAGCCAGTCCCGGATTTGCGGCGAGCACGGCCTCGACCACGCCCTCAGTGCGCCCGTAATACCGGACACAAATGGCGTCGAGCGTGTCGCCCTGTAGCGCAAAGGTCTTCATCAGATTTGACTCACGATGCAGCGCGGCTTGTCCTGGATTCGCGCCACTGCCCAGCGCATATCCCGCCACAGCTCATCAATGGTGCTGTCAATGCTGTCGGCCTTCTTGTCGCCTTTCGCACTGGCATCCACGCCGCGATAACGCTCATAAAGCGATGCGGTCGCCATCGCACACACGGCGCGCTCGTAGTAAAAAACTTTGATGCTTTCACCGTCGATGTCGTCCGCCGGGACGTCCGCCAGACGCGTAAAACCGGCGGCAATTTTCTGTTCGCGGTACTCGTACAGCTCCGCATTCGTCTCCGCCATGCCTGACTTGATGGCCTCACGCAGACGGGCGGGGGCGACGGTCTGCTCAAGGCGCATACGTTCCCGGACGCGCTTCGGGTCGATATCGGGAAAAAAGAACGTGTTTTTAATCACCGGCTCGTCGCCTGCCGGTTGCGGGATGACCACCGTACCCTCACCGGACACGGGAGCCTCCTTTCGCGGAATAATCAGCGTCATCATGACTACCTCTGAAAAGTCGGGCGGTGGACGCCGGTGCAGTGTCAGGTGATTCACCCTCACTGACCGGCGTGCCGCCCTGGCGCGGGGCGCATTCGGTTGTTAACTGGCTTTCTTTTTCGGGCGTCCACGTTTTGCCGGTGTCACGCTCCGGGTCTTACGCGGGGCGCGGGTGGCCGCTTTGGGCTGCGGCTCCGGCTTCGGTTTCAGCTCCCGCTCCAGTCGTTCAATCTCTTTTTTGACGCCTGCCTGACAGTCGAGCTGTGTCGCACGTTGCAGGTGAGCCAGCGCACCGGCGGCATCACCAGCGTCACGCAGAAACAGACCGGTGATTTTGTGCAGCTTTGCGCGCACTTCATCAGGCATGTCAGCCGTGGCAGTCAGTTCAAGGGTGTCCGTCAGCAGGCGGGTATCCACAGACTCACCGGCAGCGTGGGCGCGCATGGCCGCAAGTGCCACCTCCTCGGTGAACATGTACGGCGGGGTACGGCGGTGTTTACCCGGCATGGTCAGACCGTATTTCAGGGCATAACGGGCAATCTCCAGCGCACCGGCAATATCGCCGGTATCCAGACGCCACAGCATGACCGTCATCAGAATGTCATCCTGTGCACCTTTGCCCTGCTCCAGCACGCCGTTCACCCACGGCAACCAGAACGGCAGCAGTTCGCGTTTTTTCGCGGCCTTCAGCTCTTTTGAATAAATCGCTTTCAGTGTGCGCTGGTCTGCGGCGAGCTTAACCAGCATCTGCTCATAGACAGTTGCATGTCGCAGCGGGGCGGCTTCCCGCTGCGCGGTCATCGCTGCCGAGACCCGCATCATGTGGCGCTGTGCGGGACTCGTCATCGGTTACGCTCCCGGCTCTGCGGTCGCTTTAGCCAGTGTGGAGAAATCACCGACCTTAATTTTTTCCACCAGACAACCGGCGGCGTAGTCTTCCACCACGTAATCAATGTTCATTGACTCGTAGTTCTCCACGCGGTCGAGTTTCGGGTTTTCCTCAATCACGCGGCGATGGCTGTCATCCATGTAGTAGATGGACAGGTTTTCCAGCTTTGTGATGAGCATCGCATCCGCCGGGAAGTACGGGACGCGTACCGCCGGCAGGTTACCGATGCGTTTCTGGCTGATGATGACGTCAGCGGCCAGCATTTCGCTGTTGTCCTGCTCCTTGTTGACGATGGGAAAATACTTGTCCGCCAGTAGCTGACGTCCCACAATCACCACAAGGTCAGGGTCTTCCTGATACCACGGCTCAATCAGGTTGTTGGTCGCATCCATCACCAGTGCGTCAAGGCTGGCATAATCACCGCCCTTACCCACGCGGATAACCTCAGAGGTGGTGTGCCCTTCCTCGTCAGTGACCTTGCTCATCACGCGCGCCGGTGCTTCATTGCGGTATTTCTGCAGCCAGCCGACCGCCACATCCTGTAGCATCGGATTACTGCTGCGGTCAGAGGTTTCGGCACGCCTCACGCCGTTAAAACCGGCCATGATGAAATCAAGGGACTGGCGTTTGATAATGGCGTTACGGACACGGAGCTGGAAATCCTGATAACGCGCCCACAGGTCAAGCGTTTTGTAGCGGATATAAAAATCGAAGTTAATCTGGTCGCATTCGTACTTGTTTGACGCCAGCTTCGAGAAGTCCTTCGGCTGACGCTCGGTGCCACCGGCGGTGTCGGTGGTGCTGGCGATGGAGCCGGTGACACCGATGCCAATTTTTTCCCCTTTCATTTCGCTGACCGGCACAATGTTGATGCGGGTCAGAAAGTCAGAGGACTCCTGCATGGTGTTCATCAGGGTCTGGGTGACCGACGGTTCAACGGTGAATTTTTTCGACACATCACCGGCGTCGATGCCGTTCAGTTCGGCAACACGGGACAGGTAAGCATTAAATTTAAAGCGGGTTTCCTGGCGCATAGTTTTTCCTGAAATTAAGGGTTAATCGTGAAGGTTTTCCCGGACTGGCTGACGCCGGTCAGCAGTTCGTCATCAGGGCGTCACCGCCACCACCGGTGGCCTTGCTGCGGCGCTGCTGGGTCAGACTTTCGGTGTGGTCGAGACTGTTTTTCAGGCGGGTGAATGCCTGGCTGGTTTCATCCGCCCTGTCAGTCACCTCCTGCTTAAGTGCAGAAAAGGCGGTTTCCATCTCAGAGAGGCGCTGCTCAGTGGCGCTCAGTTTTTCCTGCACATGTTCAGCAACAGCGGTCACCGCTTCATGCACGTCATTCAGACGGGCGTCATCGCTGGCCTGTTTGCGGCCAAAAATGGATTTCACCTTTTCGGTCAGGGCGGTGAACACGGTTTCAGGCAGGTCTTCAAATTCCAGCTCAACAGGCGTTGCCACTGAAATCAGGTTTTCAGGGCTTAATTTGAAGCGGTTCAGGGGGTTGTGTTTTGCCGTGCGGCAGAATTCCAGGTATTCCGTGCCGAGGCTTGCCGGGTCATCGGTGACGGCCAGACCCACCAGATAACATTTGCCGGTGTTGGCAAAGTTCGGCTGAATTTCCATTGAGGTGTAGACCTTCTGCGCGGCCTTGTTCATCGCGATAAGGTCATCGGTCGGGGTGATTTTCGCAAACAGCGCCCATTTGCCTTTCAGCGCCGAATCGTCATCAATCTTTTCGGCCTTCAGTTCGACCACATCGCCATAACGTTTAAAAATACCGTCAGGCAGGATGCCGCGCAGATGTTCCAGGTTAATGCGGCAACCGTAGACACGCGGGTCAAAGGTTTCAGCCATTTCCTGAATATCCTGCGCACTGATGACACGCCCGTCACAGGTGTCACCCTCAACGCCGATACGAAAGAATTTTGAGACTTTTTTTGCCATTGTCAGGAGTCCTGAATAGTGATTAGAGGAGTCACATGTCGGCATCAGTTTCCCGACGATGCACATCCTCCGCCATCAGTCCCGGATGGCTTATCACTGACACAACAGCACCTTAGCGAATCGCAGGGCGCGACTCAGTAGCCTTGCCGTGTATTCATCACGGCGAGGTATTCATGACCATCACCACAGACACCACTCTTTTACACGACCCGCGTCGTCAGGCGGCGCTGCTGTACTGGCAGGGATTTTCCGTGCCGCAGATTGCCGCCATGTTGCAGATGAAACGCCCGACAGTGCAGAGCTGGAAACAGCGCGACGGCTGGGACAGCGTTGCCCCCATCAGCCGTGTCGAAATGAGTCTGGAAGCGCGGCTGACCCAGCTCATCATCAAACCGCAGAAAACCGGCGGTGACTTCAAGGAAATTGACCTGCTCGGACGCCAGATTGAACGACTGGCACGGGTAAACCGCTACAGCCAGACCGGCAACGAGGCAGATCTTAATCCGAACGTCGCTAACCGCAACAAAGGCGGGCGGCGCAAACCGAAAAAGAATTTTTTCAGTGACGAGGCCATCGAAAAGCTGGAGCAGATTTTCTTTGAGCAGTCTTTCGAATATCAGTTGCACTGGTATCGCGCCGGGCTTGAGCACCGCATCCGCGATATCCTGAAATCCCGCCAGATTGGCGCGACGTTTTATTTTTCCCGCGAGGCGCTGCTGCGCGCCCTGAAAACCGGTCATAACCAGATTTTTCTGTCGGCCAGTAAAACGCAGGCGTATGTGTTCCGCGAATACATCATCGCCTTTGCCCGGCTGGTTGACGTTGACCTGACCGGTGACCCGATTGTCCTGGGCAATAACGGTGCAAAACTGATTTTTCTCGGCACCAACTCCAACACCGCACAGAGCCATAACGGCGACCTGTACGTCGATGAGATTTTCTGGATCCCGAATTTTCAGGTACTGCGTAAGGTGGCATCAGGTATGGCCTCACAGAGTCACCTGCGCTCGACCTATTTCTCCACCCCGTCCACGCTGGCGCACGACGCCTACCCGTTCTGGTCGGGTGAACTGTTCAACCGGGGACGCGCCAGCGCCGCCGAACGCGTGGAAATCGACATCAGTCATAACGCCCTTGCCGGAGGTCTTCTCTGTGCGGACGGCCAGTGGCGGCAGATTGTCACCATTGAGGACGCCCTGAAAGGTGGCTGCACGCTGTTCGACATTGAGCAGCTCAAACGTGAAAACAGCGCCGACGATTTTAAAAACCTGTTCATGTGTGAATTTGTTGACGACAAGGCGTCGGTGTTCCCGTTCGAGGAGCTGCAACGCTGCATGGTCGACACGCTGGAAGAATGGGAAGACTATGCGCCGTTTGCCGCCAATCCGTTCGGCTCCCGCCCGGTATGGATTGGTTACGACCCGTCACACCGTGGCGACAGCGCCGGATGCGTGGTGCTGGCACCGCCGGTGGTGGCCGGTGGCAAATTCAGAATACTTGAGTGTCACCAGTGGAAAGGCATGGACTTTGCCACCCAGGCTGAATCCATCCGCAAACTCACCGAAAAATACAACGTCGAATACATCGGTATTGATGCCACCGGCCTCGGTGTCGGCGTGTTCCAGCTCGTGCGCTCGTTCTATCCTGCCGCGCGCGATATCCGCTACACGCCGGAAATGAAAACCGCAATGGTGCTCAAGGCAAAAGACGTCATCCGCCGTGGCTGTCTGGAATATGACGTCAGCGCCACCGACATCACCAGCTCGTTTATGGCTATCCGCAAGACCATGACCAGCAGCGGACGCAGCGCCACCTATGAGGCCAGCCGCAGCGAGGAAGCCAGCCACGCCGACCTCGCCTGGGCGACCATGCACGCCCTGTTAAATGAGCCACTCACCGCCGGTATCAGCACCCCGCTGACATCCACCATTCTGGAGTTTTACTGATGAGCAAGAAAAAAGGGAAAACACCGCGACCTGCGGCAAAAACAATCACCGCCAGCGCCCCGAAAATGGAAGCATTCACCTTTGGCGAGCCGGTGCCGGTACTCGACCGCCGTGACATTCTGGATTACGTCGAGTGCATCAGTAACGGCAGATGGTATGAGCCACCGGTCAGCTTTACCGGTCTGGCAAAAAGCCTGCGTGCTGCCGTACATCACAGCTCACCGATTTACGTCAAACGTAATATTCTGGCCTCGACATTTATCCCGCACCCGTGGCTTTCCCAGCAGGATTTCAGCCGCTTTGTGCTGGATTTTCTGGTGTTCGGTAATGCGTTTCTGGAAAAGCGTTACAGCACCACCGGTAAGGTCATCAGACTGGAAACCTCACCGGCAAAATATACCCGCCGTGGCGTGGAGGAGGATGTTTACTGGTGGGTGCCGTCCTTCAACGAGCCGACACCTTTCACGCCCGGCTCCGTGTTTCACCTGCTGGAGCCGGATATTAATCAGGAGCTGTACGGCCTGCCGGAATATCTCAGCGCCCTTAACTCTGCCTGGCTGAATGAGTCGGCCACGCTGTTCCGCCGCAAGTATTACGAAAACGGCGCACATGCCGGATACATCATGTACGTCACCGATGCAGTGCAGGATCGCAACGATATCGAAATGCTTCGCGAAAACATGGTGAAGTCGAAAGGCCGCAACAACTTTAAAAACCTGTTTCTCTATGCCCCGCAGGGGAAAGCTGACGGCATTAAAATTATCCCGCTCAGTGAAGTGGCAACGAAGGACGATTTTTTTAATATCAAAAAAGCCAGCGCCGCTGACCTGCTGGACGCGCACCGCATCCCCTTTCAGTTGATGGGCGGCAAGCCGGAGAACGTCGGGTCGCTGGGTGATATTGAGAAAGTGGCAAAGGTCTTTGTCCGCAATGAGCTTATCCCGTTACAGGACAGGATCCGCGAGATAAACGGCTGGCTCGGTCAGGAGGTCATCCGCTTTAAAAACTACTCACTGGACACTGACAACGGCTGAACATCGCCGCCTGCGGGCGGCTTTTTTACACCCTGTCATCACGCCCTCACACGCTCACCACCGCACAAAACACCCCGCAGACACACCAACGCCCCTGCAGGCCGACTAAATGCCATCACGACGCGCTGAGACGCTGAAAAAATAAAATCAGCACCACCGTCAGCGCGCAGTGCTTTCCCCGCCTCGCCCGCCCGCTTCATAGGGCGGTTTTAATGCAATTGCATGATAGTTCTGGTAGCGTGCCCCTCTGACACCGCAGAATCATAAAGGTCTATTTTGACGCATGCAAAACCATGCACCTAATGTATGCATAGCATCTCTTACATATTATGAGACTAATTTGCACAGCCTAGCTATCGATGGGCAGTGTATTTCGAGTGGTTTAATTTCCACATGTTCAATTGTTTCCCAAAGAAATCTGAACTCTTTTTGATCTGAATAAATATCCTTAGGTTTAACAAAACCTATTGGTCCTGGAATAGGCTCAAGTCCTGTAAACTCTCGTTTATCATAAATCACTGCGCCCATTTTCGCGCTTTTCAGTCGGATAATTTTATTGAGCGCTTCTGTAACCTCCTCAAAGAAAATACTTGGATAGGCTATCTCTACACAGTAGTTCCCGAAGGTACTATTCAATTTGGAAGGATTAAATTCTTTTGTAGTACATAATACAAATGCATCCTTAATTGAGTAAAAGCTTTTGCCCTGACCAATGCTTACGTTAGAGCACCCTTCACCAATCCCGATCCCAAGACGTGAACACATTTCTACGAAACCAGCATCTGAACTGCCACCACTTATGTTATCAACACTGTAAGAGTGCATGGCTTCACCTCTATCACCTTGTAGAGGGTCTTCATATGCTCGGCACGTTTCAAGAGTGCTCAACCATACTTTTCCGTCACATAATGCCTCTGCGTGTATTTTTTCCTTGAAGAATCTATAAACCGGTCTAATAGGTTCATCTTTAGTGAGTATCTTAGAATTCATTTTTATATTTACTTTCGGAAAAGTTTCTTTTCGTTCTTTTTTTAGACGGCTTTTTCGTCCCATGCTTTCAGTCTCGTACTTGCAGAAAATTTGGTAACCCGTACCGTAAAATACCTGTAAACAAGCAAATAGCACAACATACAAAAGGTTTTTAACTTCTAGAAATATAGGCCAACAATCAAACATTAACGTATAAATACGCACACCATTTGGTTAAATTCACGACCACCCATCATCAGTCGCAAAGTTAAATTTTTTACTATCATAAATTATGGTTGTTCCACGCGCCAGTACGTCGAGTTCCCATCGTTCAGGTGTAACCCCAGCTTGCATTAAATCTAATCGAATTTTCTTTATACGATCTCTTTCATATTTACTCATTCTGGCTGATGGCGCTTGCTCGCTGGTTTTGAGCGGCGCATTGCTTCTTTGCTGCCGATGTTTGCGCGTTGCGCCAGCTTTTAACGCCCCGTTAAGCACCTTCACGACGTCCGGCTCATTCCAGCCAATAACCCCGCGCTCAATCAGCTTTAACACCGCTGCGGCTTGCTCTGAAGGTGTGGGAACAGGTAACGAAGTATCACTGCTGGCAGGCTTTCCACAGTTATTGACAGGACTCCGAGGCGCGGCGATGCCGCTTTTTAAAGTCAAAGGCTCAACGACCGGAACTTTCGGCACAATGCGCCAGTCCGTCGTTCTGGTGATATGAATATGACGCGCGCCGAGATGCGGCGCGTAAATGCCGACCACTCTCTCGACTTCTTCCTCGTACTCGTTAACGTCATCCGACGGGCTACGGGCAACCCTGACAGTCTGACAATCGCGCGGGACATTTGCCCCACCCTGCGCGCTGATATACAGCGCAAAATCACCACTGTCTGCAGCAGCGCGAGCAGCCTCGACGCGTTCGTCAAACTCATCAGCAATACTGACGCCGCGAGGCAATTTGCGTAGTTCACGGTAAGCCCCCATTGTCGGCAGGCCAACCGTTTTAAATTGCGGGATGCGCCACGTTGACGCCCATGCGGTAACAGCCGCCGCTGTGTCTTTCAGCGGTCTGCCGGTATCGTTATCGAGCTGACCATCCAGTGCATAGCCGTCGATGTTTTTTGAAATGTATTTCGCGATATATCCCGCAGCACCGCCCCGGTTAAGGTGTTTTGCCTGAAAACGGTTTCGCGCGGCTCCTCTTTCGTCGCCATCCTCTTTGAGCGCATAGCGACGCATGATTTCGATAATCTGGTTGCGCTGGCGTGGATTACAAAAAAGCATCATATGCCAGTGCGGCGTTCCGTCGTGGTGTGGCTCGACGACACGCAAACCGTAGGCCTGTAAATCATTATCCTTGAATGCCGTGCGCATCAGGCTCCAGATGCGGCAGAGATAACGCTGCGCATCCTTTGGATTAAATGCCTCATCATTCCAGCCGTGATTTAGCTGGACGGTTTTACTTTCGCCTTTTCCGACCTGACGTGTCGGGTGATACTTTGACGGTGCGGTCAGCGTGATAAACATCCCCACATCACCCTCTGCGGCGGCGTAACGCTCAATACCGGCAATAGTGTTCATCAGCTCCATCCGGCGAATTTCTGGATTAGAAATACTGCCCATCACCTTACTGATAAGGTCGATGCGCTCGCCGGTTTCCCTGTTTTCAAGGTCACACGATTTAAGAAATTCCAGATTTGCCTGGCGGCGCGCACGCACATCACGAATGGCATGTTTACTGGCATAAGGAGAACGGTCTTTATTGACCTCCCCGACAGCAATCAGTAACGCCTCATGCCAGCGCATACGCTGGCCTTTAAGCTGATGAGTCCACCATTCATCGTTAAACAGACGGGCAATGGCAGAATATGCCTGCCTCGTGGTCATCTGCCCTTTACGGTATTTTTTCCAGTAGAGCGGGGAAATATTGAAAGCACGTGCAGCGCCAGCAACATGACCATACAGGTGAGCCTGCGCCTCATCCGTAAACAGCGATTCTTTCTCGCCATGCGCATCCACCCAGGCATCGCAGAGTTCCTCATACATTATGAAAAGCTGCGATGAGATACGGGCGGCAAACTTTTTCAGCTCCTTGTCATTCATTCCAGGCAGGCGCGCATAGTGGTCACGCTCTGCCAGAAACAGCAACGACGCGTCGGTGTTCATTTCATGGCGCTGATTAACGCGCTCAATGCGCGGCCATAAACGACGCTGAAAAGTGGATGTGAGGAAATAAAACCCGTGCACCGGGCTTTTATTGCGCCGGATGTAGTCATAGCGTGAAGTAAACAGCGAGCGCAAAAAGTAAGGCAGGCGATTAATCGTGGATAAAACACCTTGCACCTGACGCATCTCGTCACGTGTAAGGGGTCTTTCGCGCCCGACAGCCTCGCGTGGCGCGTTCCATGCATAAGCACCGGTAAACGTCTTACCGGTGCCTGCGGCAAATGCTGACGGAGGGACAAAACGCCCGGAGGCTTTAACGGCCATATGAGCCAAAAGCCTCTGAACAACGCTTGCTGAGTTGCTCAACCTGCGCGTTTAAATCAGCAAAAGACTTTGCGCTTCCGGTCAGAATATCGTGATGCATCAGGCCGGAAACGAGCTGGCTTAATTTCGGGTAATAACCAACCACCGCCAGCCATTCCTGACCGGCGTTTTTACCGCTTTCCGCTCTCTTTTTCTCGTGGAGAATAAACTGAAAGCTGTCACTGGTAACGACATAACGTTCGCCAATTTCAATACGAATACTCATGCCGTTCTCCGGTAATGTTTGTTTTTTGCTTCAAAGACTGACTGGCAGGAAACACAACGCGTGGCTGACGGATAAGCCGCACGACGGGCAGCAGATATTGGCGCGTCACACTCTTCGCAAACCAGCGCAGAAACACCGCAATGCTTTACCCTTGCCGCGTTAATCTGGCGCTCCAGTAATTCAGCCTGTTGTTCCTGAATAAAATCCACGTTGTCCGGCATTACCAGCTCCTTTTGTCGTTAAGTTTTTTAAATTCATCAGCGCAATAGCTGGCAATTTCTGTCGTTAATTTCGTCAGTTCGTCCACGGAGGAGATTTGCTTGTGAAATACAGCGCGTTTAACAAGTAAATTGACCACATCAGACAGGAGATTTAATTCGTTCTGATAAATCGCGATAACAGACTCAGTTATTTCGCGTTTTTCTTTATCAAGACCAAGTTGAATAAGAGATAAATCGCCATTTTTCATAACGGCGATTTTTAAGGCGTTATTCAGTAATACAACTGAACGAGAACAGGACATCAAAGCACCTCCCCGCGAGACAATCCGATATTGTGAAATTTTTCCGACTCCTGACTGAGCAGCTCGACTATCTCCACGCGGGATAACTCCGCCTTTGTGATGTGGCGAATCATGGCGTCAAGATGAGAAGAAAAGCGCGTCGCTGCGTCGGCCTGTGCTTCGGTTCTGGCCTGTTGCAGCAGTAATGCGTATTTACCGCACTGATTTTCAGAAACTGTATGCATGACTTTCTCCAGGCAAAAAGAAGCCCCGCACAATTAAGTGCGTTAAAAACTCTGGTTAATTACTTAATGCAGATATTGCTCTGGTTTTACCGACGTCAGAATTGTCGGTGCATACTCAAACAGACTGAATAGTTCACGTAATGCACGGAATAAAGCATCACGCCAGTAACATGACTCTTCATTAATTCGCCAGTATGGCTGATTGAATTCTTTTTCAGTCAATCCGGCATGCATAAATAAAGTACGACGCTGACTGACTGTTAAAAAACTAATATATGCATACTCACTTGCGCCAACCTGACGGCGTTTTGAGAATGCCCCACGCAGTTCATCAATTGCACAAACCAGCCGTTCACGTTCGACGTCGTTCATTTCTTCAAAACGCATCGTTGCGTGACGTTGTTTTAACTGCGCATGAAAGCAAACTGTTAGCCGTTCGCGCTCCATCATCTGATTATAATAATCACATGTCTCCTGCCAGCGAGGGACGGCAAGATGCTTACCAATTATCCGGCGCATAGCTGCTGGCTGTTTTTCGACGAGATTGAGCGTCATCACTGTCATTTCCATACCCTCCGGCTTTTCAGAAAGGTCAGAGCCTTTTTTAACGGACTCTGTTTTTTGGTGCGGATAATGATTCCCTTACGCCCCTTACCGTGGGTGATGGTGAAGTCAATCGCCCTAGGGCTTTCGTTACGCAGTAACTGAGCAATACAACGAGGCTCATTCATACGGTTCTCCTTAACGTGGTTCACCGAGACCTAACCACATCAACCAGCCGTCACGAATCTCTTTAGGGCGGCTTTCATAAGCCAGTTTTAGTCCGTTATTCCATGCCGGAAGGTATACCCAATATTCACCTGCACGACCTGAAGCTGATTGTGGATCGGTCATATCAATTACAGGCAGCTTTCCTTTATCAATCATCCGACGAACCGCTCCTGTCGATTTTCCTATTAGTTTTGCGAACTCCTGATAAGGAATCGCATCAGTCATGAGTGTTACTTGCTTGCTCATGTCGTCCTCTAGCCCTCATGAATTGCGTTTAATGTCTTATAATGCCTTTTAGTGCCCACATCCAAGCACTAAACAATCTACATCTAAACTAAATACTATTGAGATCTAAACACCATGTCAAACACGATAAGCGAGAAGATAGTCTTAATGCGAAAATCAGAGTATTTGAGCAGACAACAACTTGCTGATTTAACAGGGGTTCCGTATGGCACGCTGAGTTACTATGAAAGTGGTCGTTCAACACCTCCAACAGATGTCATGATGAACATCCTGCAGACCCCACAATTCACCAAATACACTTTATGGTTCATGACCAATCAGATCGCTCCTGAGTCCGGGCAAATTGCGCCCGCTCTCGCACACTTTGGGCAAAACGAAACAACGTCGCCCCACTCCGGTCAAAAGACTGGTTAACAATTCATCGTGAATATATTCATCACAAGTGCCTACTATTGGTGGCTAAATTTCAGCCACCACGAAAAAAGCGATTAGTAGTCACAAAAAAACACACCACTCGGAGGGTTTTCTGATGGCAATCAAAAAACTCGATGATGGTCGATATGAAGTGGACATCCGCCCTACTGGACGTAATGGAAAACGCATCCGTAGGAAGTTTGATAAGAAAAGCGAAGCTGTCGCTTTCGAGAAATACACGTTGTACAACCACCACAATAAAGAATGGCTATCAAAACCAACAGACAAGCGACGTCTGTCGGAGCTGACACAGATCTGGTGGGATTTAAAGGGTAAACACGAAGAGCATGGGAAATCTAATCTTGGAAAAATTGAAATCTTCACAAAAATAACGAATGACCCATGCGCATTTCAAATTACGAAATCGCTTATCAGCCAGTACTGCGCCACCCGAAGAAGTCAGGGTATTAAACCTTCGAGTATCAATCGTGATTTAACATGTATTAGCGGCATGTTTACAGCCCTGATTGAAGCGGAGTTATTCTTTGGTGAGCACCCTATCAGAGGGACAAAAAGGCTTAAGGAGGAAAAACCAGACACAGGCTATCTCACGCAGGAAGAAATTGCCTTACTGCTTGCTGCTCTTGACGGCGACAACAAAAAGATTGCGATTCTTTGCCTGAGTACTGGAGCACGTTGGGGAGAAGCAGCTCGTTTGAAAGCAGAAAATATCATCCATAACCGCGTCACGTTTGTTAAAACGAAAACAAACAAACCACGCACCGTCCCGATCTCAGAGGCTGTTGCCAAAATGATCGCGGATAACAAACGAGGTTTTTTATTCCCTGATGCTGATTACCCTCGCTTCAGACGAACAATGAAAGCAATAAAACCGGATTTGCCAATGGGGCAAGCCACACATGCACTAAGGCACAGCTTTGCCACTCATTTCATGATTAATGGAGGAAGTATTATCACGCTACAACGGATACTAGGTCACACGCGGATTGAGCAAACTATGGTTTACGCTCATTTTGCGCCAGAGTACCTTCAGGACGCCATTTCTCTTAATCCGCTAAGAGGTGGTACTGAGGCCGAGAGTGTCCACATAGTGTCCACAGTAGAGTAACGTTTAAGGGCTTTCAGTGGTAATTTATGCCGCTCAAACCCGCATTGTACCGTTGAAAGCCCCTACTGGTGACACCCTAAATCTCCCTTACACGGGCTTATTTTTTATGCATAAGCCCTATCCCTGGTCACCGTCTTCCATTGACCACATCGATAGAATCTCCCTTCATAGCACGATGCCTTTCACGTAACGGCATCGTGCTCGCACAGGTTCCGGCTAAGCACAACCAGAACGCGCATGTTTGACGCTTACCAAAAAATATTCTCACTCTCCACATTTGAATGTCAGACGAGCGACGCCATGTAATCCTGCACCTTCTGTCTTCAGGTCAACTATCTGCATTTTTTTGCCCTGAGTAACACAGAAATGGGCTGCATCATTTTTTACTATATTTTCTGCACCAGATATTCTGCCCCTGGCTAAAGAAGCTTCGGCTTCGGTGTAGTATTGGTTATCGAGTTTACGCTGAATATTACTTTTATATGCAAGACCAAATTTACCGATACTTGTCTCATCATTATGCACAGCACAACCAGACATAATAAAAATACTAATTAATGATATAGCAGCTATCTTTTTCAT